ACTGGTTTCCCGACTGATGACGCAAACTCCTTGCAGCAACTCGCTGATGGTACTGCGAATCTTAACATTTTCTACTCCAGTCAGTTTGTAGAGAATGAGACAAGCAGCACCGACGCAGGTGCAGATGTAACTTCAGTATTCACTCCGTTGCAGCATACGCCTATTCTTGCTGGTACGATGACTGGTACTGTTTTTGATGGTGCAACAGCCGTTGCTACCTTCACCGTAACTGAAGCTGGCGTCTTTGCGTTTACCGCAATCGGTGCTCCAGCAACAAATCCAATTACGGCTGGCTCAAGTATTGATCTCACCACTGGTGAACTTGTCATTGTTTGGGATGGCGCTCCGGGTGCAAATAATGTTGTAGTCAGTTATGAATATAACATGGAATGTAACCAAGACCTTCCAGAAATCAACTTGGTCATCGAGTCGGAAGAAATCGTTGCCAAGACGAGAAAACTGAAAGCAGTCTGGAGTTACGAGGCACAGCAAGACTTGCGTTCGCAACACAACCTCGACGCAGAGGCAGAGTTGACCGCAGTTCTGGCACAGGAAATTAACTTGGAAATCGACCGAGAGGTACTGACTGACCTTCGTAATAACGCAGGCACAGTTTCCTCATGGGACTTCAATACCGCACTTGGCGATACGATTAAAGAGAAGTACGAATCTCTCTACGTCAAGGTCGTAGAAGTTTCGAACGTCGTTCACCGTAAGACCCTGAGAGGCGGGGCAAACTGGATTGTGACTTCACCTGAAGTAGCTTCCATCTTTGAAACTGCCACCGCTGGTTTCGCACCAGCTTCCTCAGAGACCTTCACCAGCAGCCTTGGCATCCAGTATGTCGGCACGGTTAATAACCGCTGGAGAATGTACAAAGACCCACTGTTCCCGACTGGTCAGATTTTGATGGGTTATAAGGGTGACAGCTACATGGACAGCGGATATTTCTACTGCCCATACGTACCGCTGACGCAGACCCCAGTTGTTCTTGACCCTGAGAGCTTCTGTCCTCGAAAAGGAATATTAACAAGATATGGTAAAAAGCTCTTGCGTGAAGGAGCGAAATTTTATGCCAGATTGAGCATTGCAAATTTCGTTATCTAAAAATTACCCGCAATAGTTAGACGAACATAAAGCCCCGTCAGAAATGACGGGGTTTTTTATTATAAATTTTATGTTTTAGTATGGGTTTTCTAACTGACATGACTATAATATCTTATGACTAGAAAACATTATTATAAATCAGAAAAGGCAGGAGAATTCGTATGCGATTCTTCTTATGAACTTAAAGCTTCAATAATTTTGGACAATGATGAAAATATTTTAACTTATGAAACTCATAGAGGTTTCAAAAGTGACAAAGGAAAAAAAAGAATATTTGATTTCTTGATTACAAAAAAAGATGGTTCTAAAACATTGATTGAAGTTAAGCCTATTAAAAGGCTTTTAGAATTTAAAGACCAAATAGATGATAATTTAAACTATGCTCAAAAATGTGGTTATAATTTTGAAGTTTGGACAGAGAGTAATTTAGGGTTTAAAGATTCAGAAGATGCTAGAAAATGGTTTATCAATCAAGAAATAAAGAAAAATCCAAATTATTTAGAGTTTCTCAAACAATTAAACCGTGAAAAAGCCAAACGACATTACGACAAAAAAATATCTAAAAACAAAACAACTTTTTTTTGCGGGTTCTGTAAAGAAGAACATACAATCCTCCAAATAACTTACGATAGAAATGTAGCCAAAAACGGTAGATTTATATGTATAAAAGAAAATGGTCACATTGTAGGAAGCAATCCAAAACCACATTTGAAAAAAGATAATCCTTACGCTGACGAGGGCAAAAAACAATGCACTAAATGCCAAAGAATTATCCCATTTGAATGTTTTGGGAAAGACAAATCTAGGTCAGATGATTATGCTTCTAGATGTAAAAAATGTAGAGCGGCTATTGCTAAAGAAAAATATATTGACTAAAAAAGATATATATGTTACCTATTGGCAAAGTAAATGAATTCATTTATTCCCCATTGTTTTATGAAAAGAATAAATGGATGCTGTTTACAGTATATTATAAAAGATGGCCTTACATCACTTTTGTTACCCCTTAATTAAGTTTGAATTTTTAGAGTGGTTAAAGATTCATTTACGTCTAAGTAAGTCAAGAGAACACCTACATTTGTATTGTAAATTTTTATGAGTTATGGTATTATGAGTTAATGAATTTATTAACGAAACAATTAATTTCTCGTAAAGATGAATATATGGATTATTTGAAAACGCCCAAATGGAAAGAATTAAAAGAAGCCCGTTGGGAAATTGACAAATATGAATGTGTTCTTTGTGGGAATATGGCTGAAACAGTCCACCATCGTCGTTACCCGCAGGTTTTTGGAAAAGAAACGGTAGATGATTTGGTTAGCCTTTGTTTTAGGTGTCACAAAAATTTCCATTTTCCCCCAACTCTTTTAGAAGCAAAAAAACAAGAAGAGGAAATTAAGAAGCAAAAAACAACTGAGCATATTGCCAAGGCACAAGATTGGATTACAAATAATCATAATGGTTTTAATGTTTTTAGGAAAATGGCACTTAAGTTGGCTAAAGAGGGCAGTAAATTTGGGATGAAACAACTTGGAGAAGAAGTTAGATGGTATGTGAAGGTGCAACATATGGATTGGTTCAAAGTAAATAATAATTATCTGACGGAAATTGGAAGAGAATTAATACGACAACATCCTAAATTGGAAAATTTTATTGAAACACGGAAACGAAAATGTGACATATAGGGATAATAAATTGATAATTAGGAATAAAAAACCCTCGGCATATGCCGAGGGTTTTTATTTTTACTTGCTATTACAGTAAAAAAATACTATATCTATATAACATGAGATACACAACAAAAAGTTTTATAGAAAAAGCCCAAGACATTCATAAAGAAGTGTATGATTATTCTCAAGTAGAATATAAAAAGGCCCATACAAATGTAACAATAATTTGTAAAAAACATGGTCCTTTTCAGCAACGTCCCGATGCCCACATACACCAAAAACAAGGATGTCCTATCTGTGGGTTAGCTAATAGACGTACTCCTAACAAAAAGACTACAGAACAATTTATTTTAGAGGCTAAGAATAAATGGGGCGATAAATATGATTATACAAACACAGTATATGTAAATAAACAAACTAAACTCAAATATATTTGCTCTAAACATGGTGAAATTGAACAAAAACCTTTTTTACATATAAAGTCTGGATGTCAGTTTTGTAATGGTAGAGGAATAAGCCGACATTCTAAGACATCATTTGTGAACATAGCAAATGAAATTCATAAAAACAGGTATGATTATTCTAAAACAAAATTTCTTCGTATGACAGATGATATAAATATTACTTGTCATAAACATGGAGAATTTATACAACGTGCAGGGAATCACATCCATTTAAAAAATGGATGTCCACATTGTGCCCGACTTCTTACAACATCTAAAGCTGAAAAAGAAATAGCGGCATTTGTTAAAGAAAACTATTCTGGAACAGTACTTGAGAATGACAGAGACGCTTTAGATGGAAAAGAAATAGATGTTTATATTCCTGACTTAAAATTAGGAATAGAATATCATGGTATTTACTGGCATTTAGAAACAGTAGTCGGTAGAAAATATCATTATAACAAATGGAAAAGAGCAAATGACAGAGGAATAAGGCTTATTCAAATATACAGTAATGAATGGGCGGATAAACGTGTCATTTGGGAATCTAAGATTCTTAATTTCTTAGGTTATTCCACAAAGATAGGTGCCAGAAAAACAATAGTATGCAAATTAAGCCGACATGATAAAGAAGAATTTTTAACAAAGAATCATCTTCAAGGTTCTGATAGTTCTAAAATTGCACTTGGATTACGATATAAGGATGAACTTGTATCATGCATGACTTTTGGGCCTTCTCGCTTCAATAAAAAATATGATTGGGAATTATTGAGATTTTGTAATAAACGAGGCATATCTGTTATTGGTGGCGCAAGTAGATTGCTTAAGTATTTCGACAAAGAAGGAAGTATTATTAGTTATGCGGATAAGCGATATTCAGACGGTGGTTTATATAGAGCAATTGGTTTTAAATTAGATGGAGAAACCCAACCAAGTTTTATGTATTATCACATAAACAAAAATAAACTATATAACAGAATGAAGTTTCAAAAAGCCTCATTAAAAACAACAGATTCTAGTTTGACTGAATATGAGATAATGCAAAAGGATGGATTTGATAGAATTTGGGATGCTGGTCTTATGAGATTTGTTAAGAATTAAAATTCTCATCTACACAATAATTAATTAAACCCGAAAGATGCATCCCCCATAGTGGAGGGCATTGCTGCCGGGGTTTTTCTTTTTAATATTTTTTATTTAATTCTCGAAAAGATGAAAATTTTATGGTATCGCCATAAATACTTTCATGAGATTTCGTCAATTCCTACAAGAGCAAGAAAAATCGCCTCAACATAAAGGAGAATTTTTATGGCATGGCTCAAGAGAAAAAATTAATGGACCATTAGAGCCAAGGCCCGCTAAAGATGTTGGCGGTGCTCCGGGTTCCAACATGACGGCAGTATACGCAGGACCAAGCAAAGAATTTGCAATAATGATGGGTCTAGCGGAAAAAGACGCTTTTACCTCCGTATTTCATGACCTAAAACCACTGCAATTGGTGTTATTCAGAGGGAAATTACGCATTGGCAAGAAGGTCTATTTATATAAACTTCCCAAAGAGCAATTTAAAGATGCCCGGACTGGGGTAGGTGAGTGGGTGGCGAGTGATCCGGTAACGCCTATTGGTGTTGAAGAAGTAAACGTAAATGATTATTTACATTTGGTACGACCACCGACAGAAGAAGACTTGAAAAGTTATCATAAATATATGCCCAAGGGAAGTTTATA